TGGCGGTTAGGTAATGTTATAACATAAATTGATAAGATGAGTAGAGAAATAATAATAGGTGTAATAGCCATTGGATTAATAGTAATTACAGTAATAATTGATAAATATACTAAGTTATGAAAGTAGGAGACAAAGTAAAGGAATTGTTTGATAAGTTTCTAGATGTGATACCTCCAAATCAAGAAAAAGATATTAATAAATTTATATCTATTGATATTAGGTGTACCAAACAATGTGCATTAATTGCAGTTGATGAGATTATTAAAATTGAAAAACATCATTGTCATAATTTATGGGTTGATTATTGGCAAGAAGTTAAACAAGAAATTGAGAAATTATGAAAAGATTTAGTATGTTAGGTGCGGTTGTAATAGCTATAATTGCATTATTTATAAATTATATTTGTATAAAATGAAAATCAAACTAGACCCAGATGGACTACAAAATACATTTGAAATAGCTCAGAAACAATGGGAATCAATTAAAAATAAACCAATGACACAACTCGAATTACAAGAGAAAGTTGAAAATCTTATTAAAGATTTAAAAGTAATCAAAAACCAAACAACATACCAAGATGTAGAATATATGGTAGAGGAGTTACTTTGTTTTAGAGATGAATTAGATAAATTAATTTATAAAATGCAAAAGAAATAATCATGAAACAAATAATATTTAAGGCTAAAGCTGGTGAAGCGTATATTGGTGATGGTATCGATTTGGAACCATATCAATATGAACAATTAAGTGGGGTTGATTGTCAAGATAACTTTGCTGAATACTCTAATTTGCATAGTAAGTTAGGTAGTGGTTATATGCGATTCCAATGGGAAGATGGGCAACTAAACGTATATACGGAGTATGATGTGGTTAGTGAGCTTACACATGGTGAAATTGAGTTGTTGAAGGAAGAAACCCAAGGACAATGGAGTGATGGTATTGGGGAGGGTTTTGAACAATATCCTTGTGCATATATAGATGAACAAGAAGTATATTTAAGTCCTTGGTTTATGGGGCAAATAATTGAAACTATTATATTATGAAAAAAGTAAGAATAATTGAAAGAACAATGCCCGATGGTAGAATAGAATTTACAATACAACAAAGACACTTCTTGTTTTTTTGGTGGTGGGTAGATGCTTGGATGAATAATGATGTTTCAACAACAGATAGTTTTTCTACATTAGAAGAAGCACAAAAAAACTTATGCTATTTTGATGGAACAAAATGTCGTGAAGAAGTGGTGATGTAGCACTTGCCACTAACACAAAGCTAACCGACCGTTTTAATGGTGGTTAGGTAATGTTATAATTAAACCTTAAATTGATATTATGGAATATGTACTTAATTTACTTCAATCAAAACTTAATAATGAGTTAATGCAATTGGAAATCGCAAATAATATGTTAAAAGGAAATGGATTTACAATGGATATAGCAACTCAAAAAGCATTTGAAACAAGCAGAGATATTGCTTACACAAGAATTGATGAATTGTATAATGCAATCAAAAAAATAAACCTATAAGTTGATATGATGGATAAACAAACAGCAGTAGAATGGTTAGTAGAAGAAATAATGGCTAATCCATTTAGAATAGAAAATGATAGACTATGGGACAAAGCCAAAGAAATGGAGAAGCAACAGTCTATTGGACTAATTAAACAAACAGTAATGTTTATGGCTGCATCTCATTTGGACGAAGATATTGCTAATATGAGTTATGAAGATGTTTACAAAACATACTACAATGAAACCTTTAAAAACACAAAAGAATGAAACAGCTAGTATATAATTCTGTCACTTGCCAAGAGTGTAATGAGACAATTGTAAGTTATCATAGACATGATTACAAAACATGTTCTTGTCCTAATGAAGCAATGGTTGACGGAGGCACTGAATATGAAAGATATGGTGCAAAAAACATGAATAAAATTAAAACTCATTGTGTATATGCAGATGATGATTTTGAAATTGTAAGAAAATATGCAACAAGAGGTGGTAGAGGTATAGATGGTGATAAACCATTAACTTGGATTCCAATTTGTGATATGGATGATGACTACTTAGAAGCAGTCCTTGATTATGGAGGTGCTGATTGGCATTTAGATATTATCAAGAAAGAAATAGCATATAGACTAAATAACACAAAATGTATAATATAATATGAAAAAGTGCTGTATAATGCCTATTTGAATGTTATAATATACAAAAAAGTTAATTACATAACCTATAGTGCTTTATATGGCACTAATTTAAATCAGAATAAGATGAAATTATTTAAAAGTAAATGGGGCAAATGGAGTGACATATCAGTTGGTTCATGCTGTAGTATTAAATATGTTTTACAAGCCCGTAGAAGTAAAAATGGTAAAATACAAATGAGAGTTGAAAGACATATGGGTGCTTATGATACTGTTGCACACCCAACACTTGAACAGTTAGAATTAGTAACCTTTAAATCAGAATAGAATGAAACAAATTAAAATAGGTGATTATTGGGTAAGCGTAAGTGATATTGTGTTTTTTTATGCAAAATATCCTAAAAGAATTAATTAATTTAAAACAAAATAAGATGGAAATTACAACAGAAGAAATGGAAGAATGGATTATTTTAAATGAGTATAATAATTATCGTGAAAAAGAATATGCACCTATGAGTTTAGAGAAGTTTTTAATTAAAAAACTTACAGAAGTAAGAAAAGAATTACTAACCTTTAAATCAGAATAAGATGAAACTAATTAAAACAGAAGATGAACAAGGAGTAATGTATTCCTTATCAGGAGATAATCTGCCTGAGAATTATGTGTTATCCAAAGAAAACTGTGACTCACTATTTGGAGTAGTTGATGTTGAGAAGTTAGATAAAAAAATCAGAGGGTTAATGATGATTAGTGGAACATCTAATGGTACTATTGACCATCCAAACACAGATAAAATGATTTCTCTATTCAACAAAGCAATGGAGTTGAATGACAAGTTGTTTACTAAGGAAGATATGAGGAAATGTTATAAAATAGCAAAAGACAGAGCAGTAATGCAAGAAGCAGGGTTAGAAGTTGATTTAGGATTTGATAATTTCATCCAATCACTACAACAACCAAAAGAAATTGAAGTTGAGATTTGTAAATTGATGGATTGTATTAGTGGTAAACCATGCAATGGAACATCTTTTGAATGTAATCATTGTACTAATACAGGCATACCAAAACTTGACTCAGAAGGGTGTTTAATACTTAAAAAGATTTGATATGGAAAATAAAGTAATACCAACAGCAAAAGAATTAATTGAAACAGATTATTATCATTTACATTTAGATACAGATTCAATTTGTTTAGGTAGTATAGAAACTGCAATGATTGAATTTGCTAAACTTCATGTAGAAAAAGCATTGAAAGAAGCAAGTGAGAAAGCTGAAACAGATTATACACATGAAGGTTTTGGAGGGGAATTTGAGGACCAACCTATCTATGAATATTTTGTTAAAAAAGATTCAATCCTAAACAGTTATCCACTAGAAAAAATTAAGTAGTATGGAAACAGTTGATATTGTTATTGGTTTTTTAGCAGGTATGTTTTTTATGTGGGTTATAGCAATGAGTTTTAAAGCTCAATGGAAAAGAGACCTTGAAAAGCTAAAGGATTATGAAACATGGAAAGAATGGAAAAATAAAAATTAAATAGTATGATTAAAACTGAAACGTATAAACACAATGGTTCTTGGGAATTAGACAAATATATAGAACGTAGATTAAACAAAGGATATGAATTAATATCTTGTTCTACAAGAGATATATTTTGGACTTTTTCTATTTACCTAAAAGAAAGCACATTGGTTTGGGAAATTTAAAAAAAAATTAGTGAGGGAAGAGGTTTTATAAATATTCTTTCGTATATTCAATTTATAAATAAGGATATAAATTAAAAAATAAAGGTTATGACTAAGGAAGAAAAAAAAGAGATTAATAAAATTTTATCTCCAACAATCATTAAGAGAAAATTACAGTTACATATGTTTATTCTTTTGGGATTATTATCAGTAAGTATAATCGTATTAGTTTGTATGGGTATTTTTACATCCCCATCATTATTGGCTTTAATTCCATTTATTTTAATGATGAAACATAACATAGATATGTGGGAATTATATAACTCAACATGTATTCTTCAAAAAGTATTACATGATAAAGAATTTTATGAAGAATTTTGTAAAGAAAATGGTATCTAATTTTATTCACTATATATTAAAGGTTATGAAATCAATTATTTTAAACGTTAAACCTGACGAGTTAGTTCAATCTCCATGGAGAGTGTGGTTACAAATTTTTGGGATTTTAGTTGCAATAATACTATTAATACCCAAATTATTAGGCTTTGTAGATTATAGCTATTGGTTGCCAGTATATTCATTTATAATCCCTAGAATTATATTTGCATTATTAGATATATTTGGGATTGAAAAATAAATATGAAAAGGATTGACGATAAATTAGCTAAAACATTAATACCTATAAGTGAAGACTTTACCGGTTCCGACCCCCAATTCTTTACTCTTACTACAGATATAGAAGATCCTGAATGGGATGTGATTACTTATTATACTGCCCGTAAACATAGTTTATATGAAAATAGGGAAGGTGATGGAGATAGTTGGGTCTATATTTTAACTAATTCAACCATGCCTAATTTAGTCAAAATTGGATTCACACATAAAACACCAGATAAAAGAGCAGAACAAATATCTAGGGGTACAGGTGTACCTCTTAAATTCTCAGTTGAATATGCATTTAAATGTTTTAATGGTGAAGCATTAGAACAAGAAATTCATAAATATCTTAAACCATATAGGGTTAATAATCAAAAAGAATTCTTCCAAATAACAATAGAGGAAGCTAAAAAAAATATAGAACTTCTAGGCGTTAGGTATAAATAACAATACTTTATCACCTAATAAACACACCTAAAAATATTTGGGTGTTTTGTTGTCCTTCCATATCTTCATATTAACCAATATTTATTATTAAATAATATATATGAAAGGGAAATATAAATTAGAAGAGATGTTATTAGATATACAAAATGAATTGATTAGTATATCCAATCACAGGGATGAGATCTGGATGTACCATCCAAAAAATCCATCATTTGTTAATCCTATTTCATTATATGATAAATTAACGGTTAAAATTAAGAATTTAGAACGTCAGATAGACGATCTTGAGTTCATGATTAACTCATTAAATTGACTTTATGATAATGGATATTAGAAAGATTTTTGGGTTGTTTTCTAACGACCCTAAAGAAGAACAAATATTTGAAAATCTTGAAACATTCAAAACCTCCCCATATTTTAAGTTGGGGATGTTTGAAAAATTAATAATAAATGGCCTAAATTATAAGAAAAAAATTGTTGGATTTTTCAATGCTTCTTCTGAAGATTTAGATTTAGATGATGTTGCGGCTGCTGGGGAATTTATAATGTATAATAGAGGATGGTTTTGGATTAGCCAAATGATTATAGATGATGAGGAATGGGAATATAATCTGAAACAATTAAGTTCCCCTGAATTCATAACTGCTATAAAATTATCTATATGTTATTTTGAATGGATAGAAGAATTTGAAAAATGTTCCTTTTTGAAACAAATTGAAAATAAAGTACAGAAATACTTGGATTAGAATATTTTATTTCTTATATTACAACCGGGTGTTGAAAAACATAGGAATTAGATTAGAATATAAATGAAACAACGGATGAATGACGTCCAAAATACACAAATAACAACATATGAGAAATAAAGAACTAGTATCTAGAAGATTACAAAAAGCACAATCACATCTTAAACATTTACAACAAACCACTAATACCAGTGATAAGGAAATGTCCATCAGATTAATTGATGAATTAAATTCATTGATGGAAGATATATTATCTATTGTAGATAGAGAAGAAAATTAAATAAATAAAAATAGTTATGAATATTACAGGAGAACAAATCCTTGCAAATTGGGGAGTCCTAATTGGTTATATAGAAGAATATATTTCCTCCCCTAGGAAAGAAAAATTATTAGAATTCTATAATAAATACCAGGATCGTTTAATTATGATGCCTGCAGCTCATAAAAAAGAATACCATAATGCATTCCCAGGAGGATATGTTGATCATGTTAATAGGGTTATTCGATGTTCATTAAAACAAGCAAAATTATGGGAAGAAGAAGGAGCTGATGTATCTACATTTACAACAGAAGAATTAGTATTCAGTGCTTTAAATCATGATTTAGGTAAAATGGGAGATGAAAATGAAGAATCATATATCCCACAAACTGATCAATGGCGCAAAGATAAACTAGGAGAGGATTATATGTTCAATACACGTATACCTTTTGCTTCAGTCCCTGATCGCGGGTTATTTTTACTTCAATCACATGGAATCCCATATTCATTTAATGAAATGATCACTATTCAGATCCATGATGGTTTATATGATGAAGGGAATAAAAAATACCTAATAAATTTCATGCCCGAACAAAAACCAAGAACATCACTTCCCTTTATAGTTCATCAAGGTGATTTAATGGCTGCTCGTATTGAATTCGAGCGTGAATGGTTGCCTAAATTTAAGGCCGGTAAAAATAACTTGGATGGGAGTAAAAGTAATAGTACATTACAAGTAAAGAAACAACCTATTAAAGATAAAGCTTTAAGTACTATAAAAAGTGAAGGTTTAAAATCTCTTTTAGACAATTTATGATTATAATTACCATATTAATCCTATCCCTAGTATTAACAGTAATATTAGGATTTACTACTTGGAATCTACTTAAAAAACAGGAAAAAAGTGAGGATATATTAATGACTTACTTGGAATATTTAGACAAAGTATCCAAAGCAATTGAAATCTCAGATATAAAATTGAAGGAATTAGATAATAAAGGAACATTTGATTCAGATGATGAGGTTGGGTTCTTCTTTAAATCAATTAAACAAATACAAGAAATACTAAATGATTTCAAAGTAGTAAGAGTTAAATAATGAAAGTAAGAAAAATCAGAGAGAAAAGAATGTATTTTACTTCGGAGACGGAGGATGCTATCATATTATATAACAATACAGAATCATCCTCTAAGAAAAATAAAATATATGAGGAACATATCCACCATGCTTTTTTCAAATTAACCCAAAACATAATTCATACTTTCAAATATTACAATACAGACGTGGATGAATTGGAACACCTCCAACATGAAGTAATAATATTTTTAATTTCAAAACTACCACTATATAATCATTGTAAAAACCTACAAGATAGATTCACCAAAATCATCCGTAAAAACTTCAATGAAGAATATAATGGAGATTTCCCATCTTATGTGGATAATGTAGATAAAGTTACACAACAACAAATCAATGATTTTATATTAACTTTAAATGTATCTCCCGAATGTTTGGAGAAATTATATAAATTAACTCCCCCAAAAGCATTTTCATATTATGGAACAATTGCTAAAAGATGGTTAATATTATATAATGAGAAAAACTATAACAAAAAAATACAAGTATCACCTATAGAGGATCTCCATCATGATGAAAATCACTCATATACATTAGATTTAAATAAATCTAAAGATAAACTATCTAATTTTATAGATCAATATATTGAGTATATGGATGTTAATTTATATAAGATATTCCCCAAACCAATAGATACTCGTGTGGCTGATGCCGTATTAGAACTATTTAGGAAAAGGGAGAATATTGATTTATTTGAAAAAAAATCATTATATATATTCATTAGAGAACAAATTAATGTGAAAACTCCTAAAATTACTAAAATAGTTACCACATTAAAGAGTATATTTATGGTTAATTATATATTTTATTTGGAAAATGATTATATATCATTTGATTCAACTTATTCTAAAAAAACGATTAAATGATATTTATAATAAAAATGATATCATATGGGAGCATTAGATAAAAACATATTTGGTAAAAAAAAATTATCTGATATATTTCAAGAAATATATGAAAACCAAAAGAAGAAGGAAATTCAAATATCTACTTTAATAGGGGAATTAAAACCTTTAATTCAAACTTTAGGGGACGCTACATTATTAGTTCCACTTATTAAAGAATACTTAGAATTAGGGATCAGAAATGATGAACAATTAATTAAAATGGCAACTATAGTCCAACGAGCATTATCTAGTGAAAAATCTGAGGATGATGGTTTTGGAATGACTGAAGAAGAAAAAACTCAATTATTATCTGAAGTACAAAAATTTATACCCCCTCAATTAAATGCCTAGATTTAAGAGTGGTAATGTATTGTCATCACCTAAATCACCCAATACAACACCAAACCAAGAAGTATTATCCCAAATTAAGGATTATAAATCCCAAATAATATCCGCTAGGGTATTAGATATTGTTCTGGATGAAAATCACCCCAAATTCAAATCAGTAGGGGAATGGAATGGTATAGGTACTATATTTTATGAAATATCTAATAATGTGGGTTCTAGTGGTGATTTAATAGCAAAACCATATAATCCACAATCTAAAACATACCCATTAATTAATGAGATGGTTTTATTGTTTGATTTACCAAATCAAAATATTGGTTCCAACACATCAAATTCTTCTTTTTATTATTTCAACCCAATAAGTATATGGAATCATCCTCATCATGATGCCTATCCCAATTTACAAAAAACATCAATATTACCCGCTAATCAAAAACAAGATTACCAACAAATTGAAGGAGGATCAGCTAGAAGAATTACTGATGAATCAACCGAAATCAACCTTAATAGCCCAACTAATCCTAGCCAAAATACCTTTGTTGAAAAAACAAATATCCATCCATTAATGCCATTTATGGGGGATGTTATTCATGAAGGTAGACATGGACAAAGTATACGCTTTGGTAGTACTTCAAAATCCCAAAGCCAAAACAAAAATAATTGGTCAACATCAGGACCAAATGGGGATCCTATTACTATACTAAGAAATGGCCAACCTAATAATTCAAATGATGAGGGGTGGGTGCCTATCATTGAGGATATAAAAGAAGATTTATCTTCAATTTATCTCACATCATATCAAAAAATTCCAATTAATCTATCTAATGAAAATTTCAAATCATACCACACTCCACCTACAACACCATCACAATATACCCAACCCC